CGCCTCGTACAACGAGGAGTCTGGACGCTACCGAGTTCTTCAGCCGGAGTTCTACATCCCTCCGAAGGATAGAAAGCTGGTCCAGGTCGGAAAACCCGGTGCTTACGTTTTCGAGGACGGAACAGAGGACCAGTACATCCTGCTCGGAAGACAGCTGACAAGAGGCTGCCAGGAAGCATACGAGAGGTACGAGTTGATGCTCCAGCAGGGAATCGCAAAAGAGGTTGCTCGGATGATCCTTCCAGTGAACATCTACTCGTCAGCGTATGTGACCATGAACGCAAGAGCCCTCATGAACTTTCTCTCGCTCAGAGTGTCTGCGGAAGAGTCAACCTTTCCATCTCATCCTCAGAGGGAGATAGAGATAGTCGCTGAGAGATATGAAGAGCTCTTTTCGACTCTCATGCCGATCACACACAAGGCCTTCGTAGACAATGGAAGGGTTGCACCGTGAGCTCAGTACTGAAGAACACCGAGAACTTTGATCCTATTTACGCGTCAGACATCGAGTGGATGTCTGATGCAGCTTGCCTGGGCATGGATGTCAACATGTTCTTCCCAACAGAAGGGCAGAATCTTTCCCCAGAGGTAAAGGCTCTCTGCAATTCATGTACTGTCAGAGTAAACTGCTACATCTATGCTGAGCAGCACTACATCGATCATGGAACCTTTGGCGGCATGTCGGCTCAGCAGAGAAAAGAAAGCAGAAGGACTACGGGAAGAACCTCTCCCAGATTTCAGGAGATCGTCAAGCTATGAGCGACATCGCTTATTGCTACGCCAGAGTCTCAACGCAGATGCAGGTGGAAGACGGCGTGAGTCTTGATGCGCAGGAGAAGCAGCTCATAGCAGCAGCTAGTGCTGCTGGATACGAACCTGTCGTACTCAGAGAAGAAGGAAGATCCGGAAAGAGCATCCAGGGAAGACCTGTACTCAAGGAAGCTCTTGACAATCTTGACGCAGGAAAAGCCAAGGCTCTTTACGTGACGCGCCTTGATCGCCTTGCTCGCTCTACGAGAGACTTCCTCAGCATCATTGATCGCTCCCATAAGAACGATTGGCGTCTTGCTCTGCTCGATCTTGGTCTGGACACCGCTACATATCAAGGTCGTTTCGTCGTTACCATCATGGCCGCTATGGCTGAGATGGAGCGGGGAATGATCTCGATGCGTCAGAAGGACGTTCATCAGGATCGAAAAGATCAGGGCAAGCGCTGGGGCATCGATCTTGGGCCAAAGCCGTCGACCGACGAGACACTTCGTCAGAGGATCTACGACGAAAGAGCCTCGGGAATGTCCTATCACTCGATCGCAAAACGCCTCAACAAAGAGGAAATCCCCACTTCAAATGGTGGCAGTATGTGGTATCCGTCAACTGTCCGGCACGTTTTCACCTCCGTCGAGAGGGAGCGAGGAACTGCCTGATCCAACGGTTATACAATCTCCAGGTCCGCTTCGAAAGGAGGCTTTATGCAGAAACCCTTCTCCGATGCGAACCAAGGAGGTGATCCATAAAGCGACCCCAGAGTGCTGCTACGCAGGCGGCTGGAACCTCTGGATTAGCGACCGTTGCAGCAGCGACGGCCAAATGAGAACGATTCCTAAAAAGGAGCGCATTTGGGAAACCTCGAAATCTACGCCTCAGTGGCCGTATCTCTGATGATTGCGGCATACCTAGGGGCCAAGAAGAACTGATCTAGCCTGACTTGACAGGTAGAAACGACTGAGGTACTGTCATAGCGACACAGCAGCAGGAACCTACAAAGGATGAAGAGACCATGAAGAACGAACTGCTCGAGGAGTACGTCGAGAAGATCGAGCCGATTTTGCCCCTCGCAAAGCGGGCGTTCGGATCGCGGAATCAGTCGACTCCGCAGCACGATGCAAGCAGGGAGTACACGCGTCTCCTGAAGGAGTTCCACCTTCGGGGAGGAAGCCTCTCTGACCTCTCCAAGCGACTTGGTGTCGCCTACGCAGGGCTTCGCCGTCGTGTCATCATGAACGACGTTTCGGTCTCAGAGATCCGGCCGAAGATCCGCGTCAAGGACCAGGACATCAAGGCAGCTGCCAACCGAGTCCGTGAGGCCAAGGCGCACAGCGTCACCTCGTACCACGATCAGCTCGCAGAGGAGTACCGAAACGGGATCTCCCTCTCCAACCTGGCCAAGGAACTGGGACTCAGCAGTGCTGCTCCGCTGTACTATGGCGTTCAGAGGAGCATTCAGCGTAACGGTTGATATAAAGGATTAACATGGGCAAGAGTTTGATGGAGCAAATTGCTCTCTTGCCCGAAGAAGAACGCAAGGCGGTGCTAGCAGATCTAGACATGGAGTCCTTGGTCTGGGACTGGTCCGTGTGGGCAAGACCGGAACAACGCCCACCGGACAGCGCCGACTGGGCAATATGGCTTTACCTCGCAGGTAGAGGCGCAGGCAAGACGCGAAGCGCAGCTGAGTGGGTTCGTGAGAAGGCTCGATACACGAACCAAGGTCAGCTGCGCTTCGCTCTTGTCGCTCGTACAGCCGCTGACGTTCGTGACGTCATCGTTGAGGGTGAAAGCGGGATCATTAATGTCTCACCTCCAAGCGAGCGTCCGCACTACGAGCCTTCGAAGCGCCGACTGACGTGGCCGAACGGGAACACGGCCACTCTCTTCACCGCTGACGAGCCGGACGGTCTTCGTGGTCCGCAGTGTCACTACGCCTGGGCCGACGAGCTTGCTGCGTGGCGTCAGACTCCTGACGCTGCTGGTATGACCTCTTGGGATAACCTCCGCGTTTCAGCTCGTCTTGGTCCGCACCCTCAGATCATCGCGACTACCACACCGAAGCGCGTCCCGATCCTCTACTCACTTTTAGAGGAGGCAAAGAAGACCGGAAGAGTTGTTATATCCAAGGGTTCGACTCTCGACAATGCCGGAAACCTGTCCGAAGCCTACCTCCAGGCGATCACGGGCGTTTACGAAGGAACTCGACTTGCTGCGCAGGAACTCTACGGAGAGATGCTTGATGATGTTGAAGGGGCTCTCTGGACTATCGAGCTGATAGAGAGTGCAAGGCAAGGCGTACTGCCTCCAAGCACGCCTCTAAGATGCGTTGGTGTCGACCCGTCAGTTGCGGAGAACCCGAGGGACGAGTGCGGCATTGTTGTTTGCGCTTCTACCGCAGATCGCGACCTCTACAAAAGACACGCTTGGGTGCTTGAGGACGCAACAGTCCATGGGTCACCAGAAGTGTGGGCCACAAAGGTCGTTGAGACTGCTCGAAGATGGGGTGCACCAGTCGTTGCTGAGGTTAATCAAGGTGGTGCCTTGGTGGCAAACGCTATCAACTCGATAGACCCAACGATCAAAGTCTTGGAAGTTCACTCTAAGCACGGAAAGTCTTTGCGAGCAGAGCCCACAGTTCTTGCCTACGAGCAGACCCGCGTACACCACATCGGCTATCTTCCAGACCTTGAGTCGCAGATGACCTCGTGGATACCTGGGGAGACAAGGGGCTCTCCGGACAGAGTAGATGCGCTCGTCCATGCGCTTACTGCTCTTCTGATAAAGCCTCCCCCAGGATTTCTTGGTGGAAAGCTGACGGCAAAGTCCCCTGCAAGTCGAAGGCTTCCCCCCTCTGGCTTCTCCACCAGAGGGGGAGGCGGAGCGAGAGTCTTCACCGCCCGCTAGTCTCGACTCAGTACGAGACCTGCCTTCTCAGGACCTCAGAGAAATCAATCCCGCCGGTCGGCAAAGTCTCTCTCGGAGACAGAGTCCTTCCGAGAACCATTGCTCGATGACCTGCACCCTCTATATTAATGTTTCTCTCGACCAACTTTCTCTGGAATCCAGTCTGCGTCATGGGACGCTCACCGCGTTGGTCTGACCATGAGCGGTAGATCGGATAGAGGTTCTTGAGAGGAATCCCTGAGCCCTCCATCTCGATGGTCTCCTCCTCCAGGAAGATTCCAATTCTGTCCTCGTTCTTTCTGTAGATGTCCGCAGCTTCGGTGACCTTGCGGCACCAACCAAGAGCGTCACCTGGACCGCCGTTGAGAATCTTGATTGCGCCCTCGACTGCCCATGCAAGCACGGCTGGAAGTGCGCCCTCCGGGTCGAAGATGTACTCCTTGAGGTTCGGGTCTGGCTCAGTTGGAATCCGGAGGAACGGGATGGGTCGAATGCGTCGCCACATAGCATCATCGGTGATGATCGGTCGGTGGTTCGTTGAGATCCACAGCTTCGCCTGAGACTGGAACGTGAACGGCTTCTCACCCGGTGAACGAGCAGAGATTTCGGACGAACCCGTCAGCTTCTTGACAGCGTTCTCCTTGATCCGCTCGGACTCCGGAAGCTCGTCAACCCAGACCATTCGACGGCCACGCAGCTCAGCCCAGTGATACAGGTCGGTGCTGCTGGTGTTGGTATCACCGCTGGCAAGAATGCTCGAGTCAAGCGGCCACGCGTACTGCTGAGTTCCGATGGCCTTGACCAATGCCTCGACGAACGTGTTCTTACCGGAGCCCGGGGGGCCGTAGACAAGGAACATGATGTCGTACTTGCTCAGACCAGTGATCGAGTATCCGGCAGCCCTCTGAAGCCAGTCCTGAAACTCCTTATCCCCATCAGTAGCAAAGTCA